AATACAGCGGGTGAGTTTGTAGGAACTTTGTTTCTTGCTAGAGAAATTACCCACCGAATCCACCTAAAAACCTTATCTTTTGCTGAACATAACACTCTCAATGAGTTTTATGACGGCATCATTCCTTTGGCAGATGACTTTGCCCAACAGTTTATGGGTCGCTATTCCATCCGCTTGGACATCCCTTATGTGACCAACAAGTACAAAGGTACTGTGTCTGAGGTCTTGCGTCAGCAAATGGAATGGATTGAGGCTAACCGCCAACAGATCGTTCCCCGTACTGAATCTGCTGTGCAAAACAAGATTGATGAAATCGTTGCTTTGTACCAAAACACCCTTTATCAACTTACCCTTCAGTAAGGAAAAATCATGAGTACCTTCCAATTAGACCCAAACCAAGTTGCCTATGGCGTGGCAAGCAATGGCACAACTCAAGTGGCAACAGTTACAACCTCAAGTGTTCAGATGACCGCTTTTGGTGCAAACACAACAATGATTCGTATTGCTTGCGCCCAAGGTCATAGCCACTATGCAATTGGCACTAGCCCAACAGCAAGCATTACAACTTCAGCGATGATTCCACAAAATTGTGTGGAAATCGTCAAAGTCACGCCTGGTCAAAAGATTGCATTTATCAAAGATGCAACTATTACTACCTCAACTGTTTCTGTAACAGAACTTAACTAAGGAGTATCCATGAAAATGAAATCCCCTGCCGCTAAGAAAGTGTCTAAAGTGATGAAGGAGTATGGTGCTGGTAAGTTGCATTCAGGCTCTAAGAAAGGCCCTGTCGTCAAGTCACAAAAGCAAGCCGTTGCCATTGCCTTGTCTGAGGCTGGCATGAGCAAACCAAAGAAGAAGAAAATGAGTGGTGGCTATGGCTACTAAACAGGGCTTGTATGCCAATATTCATGCAAAACAGGCTAGGATAAAGGCTGGCTCTGGCGAAAAGATGCGTAAGGTTGGTAGCAAAGGCGCACCAACTAAACAAGACTTTATTCAATCTGCTAAAACTGCAAAGAAACCTAAAAAGGTGAAGTGATGAAAACTCCCGCTTGGCAACGCTCCGAAGGTAAAAATGCTAAAGGGGGGTTGAACTCCAAGGGCAGAGCATCTTATAATGCGGAAACTGGTGGTAATTTAAAAGCACCAGTAAAGTCGGGGGATAATCCCCGTAGAGCAAGTTTCTTGGCTCGAATGGCTGGTAATTCTGGCCCTGAGTACAAGAATGGTGAACCGACAAGACTGCTTCTTTCTCTAAAAGCATGGGGGGCTTCCTCCAAGGCTGACGCAAAGGCAAAAGCAAAAGCGATTTCTGCGAGAAATAAAGGGAAGAAGTAATGGCATTACCTACTTACTTACAATTAGTCAACGATGTTTTGGTTCGTATGCGTGAACCAGAAGTTACTACTGTTTCTGCAACACCTTTCTCTACACTCATTGGTAAGTTTATCAATGATGCCAAGCGTCAAGTCTCTGATGCTTACGATTGGGATGCTTTTAATACTCCAATTACTGTAAATACGATTGCCGATACAACTGGCCCGTATAGCATTACTGGTGCGGGAGTTCGTTATAAGACTATGGATGTGATTAACACCACTAGTTTTTATGAACTGCAACCTTTATCTCATGCTAATTACGATTCGTTCTACTACACAACGCCTACCCCTACAAAGGGTTTGCCAATGTATTACTCCATTAAGGGTGTAGATACAAATGGCGATATTAAAGTCAATTTTTGGCCTGTTCCTGATGCTGTTTATGCCATCCGTTTCAGTCTGATTGTTCCAGAAGCAGATTTCTCCACAGATTCATCAACCACTTTGTTGGCAAAAGAACCTATTGTTTTGGGTGCTTATGCTAGGGCATTGATAGAGCGTGGTGAGGATGGTGGTTTAAACAGTTCAGAAGCCTTTGCAATGTACAAGTCTTGTATGTCTGACTTGATAGCCTTGGAATTGGCAAGATCGCCTGAAAACGACACGTTTGAGGCGGTGTAATGGCACAGGCTTTACAGACTTTTAGTGTTCAAGCCCCAGGCTTCTTTGGGCTTAATACTCAAGACTCGCCTTTAACTTTAGAGGCTGGTTTTGCTTCTATTGCTACCAATTGCATCATTGACCAATATGGACGCATTGGGGCTAGAAAAGGCTGGTCAAAGGTCAACGCATCTAGTGGCAATCTAGGCTCAAATGACGTAAAAGTAATCCATGAATTAGTGCAGTTAGATGGTACTTTAACTGTGCTATTTGCTGGTAACAATAAGTTATTTAAGTTAGATGGTTCTAACGCTGTTGTGGAACTGACCTATGGGGGGGGAGGGTCTGCCCCGACTATTACTGCAAGCAATTGGCAATGTGCTTCTTTAAATGGAATAACGTACTTTTTCCAGTCTGGTTATGACCCGTTGATATATGACCCTGCGGTAAGTACAACTACATATAGACGAGTTTCTGAGAAAACTGGTTATACAGGTACTGTCCCCAAGGGAAACATTGCTATATCGGCATTTGGTCGCTTGTGGGTGGCTGATACCACAACGGACAATGTAACAATTACGTTCTCTGATTTGTTGGCAGGACATAACTGGACAGGTGGCACATCTGGATCATTGAATGTTGCTCAAGTTTGGCCTAATGGTTCAGATCAGGTCATGGGATTAGGCGCACACAATGGCTTTCTTATCATATTTGGCAAGCGTCAAATACTGGTTTATTCAAGCCCAACAACGCCTTCTTCACTTGCTTTAAGCGACAGTATTGGCAATATTGGGTGTTTATCAAGGGATTCGATAGTTACGACTGCCGCAGACATAGTTTTCCTGTCAAACTCAGGTGTTCGTAGTTTGATGCGTACTATCCAAGAGAAATCAGCACCTTTGCGTGATTTGTCTAAGAATGTGCGTAATGATTTAATGGGTTATGTTGCTTCAGAAACGCTATCTGATATTAAGGCTGTTTACTCTGAAGTAAATGCTTTTTACCTGTTAACTCTTCCTACTGCTAAACAAGTCTATGTTTTTGATACAAAGGCACAGTTACAAGATGGTTCATCACGGGTAACTGTTTGGGACAGTATTCAACCTACTGCCTTGTTATCTCGCAGAAATGGTGATTTACTGATTGGCAAGAGTGGGTTTATTGGTAAATACGGAACTTATTTAGACAATGCGTCTTCTTATCGTTTCCAGTATTACACCAACTATGCTGACTTGGGTGATGCCAATGTCACATCTATCCTGAAAAGGATTGCTGTTGTTGTCATTGGTGGAACAAACCAAGGCTTTGTAATCAAGTGGGGATATGACTTTAGTGGTCAATATTACTCAAGCACAGTTGACATTGGAACTAGCACCATTGCTGAGTATGGGATTGCTGAATATGGCAGTAATGCAACGACAATTGCTTATTACTCAAGTGGCATCCAGTTGACAACATTGATTGGTCAGGCATCAGGTTTTGGAAAAGTTGTACAGACTGGTTATGAGATTCAAATAAATGGTTCAGCAATAAGTATCCAAAAGATTGAGATTCAGGCTAAACACGGAAAATTGGTTTAAGGAAATAATATGCCAAATTACACAAAAACCACCAACTTTGCGGCTAAAGATGCACTTGCCTCTGGTAATGCTTCTAAGGTCGTTAAAGGTACTGAGATTGACACAGAGTTCACCAATATTCAGACTGCCATTGCATCTAAGGCTGATGGAACTTTTACGAACTTCTCGTTTGTAGAAGCATCCAATGTTTTGTATATTTACAATTCCTCAACTGCCGTGGCAAAGATTGATTCTTCTGGTAACTTGACTGTGCTTGGCAACATCATTGCGAATGGAACTGTGTAATGACTCCAGAACAAATTGTTGAAAACCATATTAAGAATAACAATCTTGATACAACAAAAGCCAAAATGGTTGCCGAAATAAATGGCACATTAAAGCAAAAACATTCTTTTGCTGTGCGTTCTGGTGACTGTATGTTTATTTATAAGGTTTCTGGTAATTCAGCATTGTTTTACATTGTCAATGGTGGCAATGCAATGGGTTACATAAAAGCAATTAAAGAATTCTTTGCTACGATGAAAAAAGCAAATATTCGTTTATTGCAGATGTATGTTGATAATACAACCACAGCAGAAAGACTAGCAAAAACCGCAGGAGCAATTTCCGTTAGTTTTAAGAAAGATGAAAAACGAAAAGTTGACCCTTACTTAATGTCAATGGAGATATAACATGGGATGTTGTGGTGGATTTATTGGACAAGTATTTAATCCTGTGGCTGATCCAGTCACAGAACAAGTAGTTAATCCTGTTATTGAACAAGTAGTACAACCAGTTGTTACCGCAGTTGGACAAACTGTTCAAGCGGCATTAGATAACCCGTTAGAGACTGCGGCTATTGCGGCGGCTATTGCTACGGGGCAACCTGAACTAATACCTTATATAAAAGGTGGTTCTGCAATAGCACAAGGAAAATCGCCTGAAGAAGTATTAAAGCAAGCGGCAATTAGTTATGCAGGAACAGAAATTGGTGGCGCAGTCGGTGTTGAAACAGGTTCTGCTTTAACGGGAAATGTTGCTGGTGGTACTGCATCAGGTTTACTTAGTGGTAAGCCTTTAGATCAATCATTAGCAGGTGGTTTAACAAATACGGCAATAAGCCAAGTTACACCATCTGGTTTATTAAGTTCTGGTGGTACAAGTGAAACAACACCAACACAAGACTATGTGCCTGAATTAAACATTGGGCAAGGAACAACGGGAGCGACAAACATGGCAGATATAACTGATTATTTTAATACTGGTGAATCAGTAAGCGGAAATTATGGTGATCCTAACGCTCTACAAAATAGTTTCTACGGCTATGGCGGTTTAGGCACAGAAAACCCGACAACTGGCTTTGGCTCAACACCAATGACCTCAGCGGAAATAGATGCCACTATGCA